GCATAATTGAAAGTATTCTGCCAATAATCCCAATCATTTACATTAGATTTATCTTTACCTCCATACTCATTAATTCTTAATACGGTATCAGGGATACCATATGAAGTAATAAGAGTGCGCAGACCAGGCAATGTACCTTTTGCCTTCAATAGGTACGGTAAATTATGATAAATTCGTTTGTATAGCGACTTATTTACGTCGTCTAACGGTATATAATCATTAGAGGCAGATATTAAAGTGTCAACATATTCAAACCCACTAGGAGTTGGAAGTGAACCTGTAATATTAGGGAAAGGAAATAAGCTACCTTCAGGTGTTAATCCAATAAATGCTGTGTATAGATCGTCGTTTGAAAAATTATTTTGATATAATTTAATTCCAAAATCACGAATAGCATCTGCTACTATATCTTTTGAAATACCATTTTCTAAACGATTATCTGCGTTATATTTTTGAGTAACATCCTTATAATATACCCAAATATTATCATAAAATTGACCCACCATATCAATAAACAATTGATATTGATTATTAGCAGAATCATCTCTTAAGTATTCTGGGATAGAGTAGAGGAGATTATCTTTGTTAGTGTTATCAAATAAAGAAGCAGAAAGAATTATTCCTCCATAATAAGGGCTAGTTTCTTCTGTTGATCCAAACCAATTTAAAACTTCAGTACTATTAATAGTTGATTGTTGGTATGGAGGTTCAGTGTTAATTTTAGGCCAAGCATATGAGCCACTATTATAATAAAGATAATATTCATAACCATCAAAATTAGTAATGATATCACTTATTTTAGCTTCATAAATTGTTAAACTAACATTTGGATTAGTATTTGTAGTATTGTTTAAAGAAGCAATAGAAGACGAATAATCTTCTAATAATGCCATTTTATAATAAAAATTTTCTAATCTAGTTTGAACCGAGGAAAAATGAACAAAGTTAGAAAAATTTGTGTAATCAATATTAATATCTATTTCTTTTTCTTCAAGTAAACTATTTAGTTGATTTTGTGAGCTAGTTAAAGAAGTAGATATTAATGTAAAATAATCTAATGATATTGTTGAATTATTAATTTGATCTTTTATATCTAAATTAAAATTGGGACCTTTAATAGGTTGACTATCTATTATTTCTATTATTTCAGGTTCAAAAATAACCTGATATGATTTGGATTCTTCTAGAGTAGTAATAATCCATAAAGGGGAATTTATAGTATATTCTTCTGGGAGAGGTTCATAGAGTTTTACTAGTATAGTTGGGTTAAGGGGATTTTGATTATCTAATTGAATATTATTAGAAAGAATTAGTTGATTATCTCCAAAGTTAAGGTAAAAATCTACAAAATAATTACTATCTCTTCTAAAAATTACAAAATCATTAGTTTGATCTTCAATATCAAAATCAGTTAAATCAGTACTATCTAAACGAAGTTCAGTTCTATTTGGGGAGATTTCTGAAATGTAAAGTTGTTGAAAATTAGATCCAATCTGTTTATTTAAAAAATTAAGAGTAATAGTATATTCTCCTTGGGTATATCCTGAACTTAGGATAAATTCTTCAAGGTTTAGTTCTATTTGATTTAATTCGTTGGTTAAAGAAGATTGTCCATCATTTAAAACTTTATAATTAGTAAAATTATAATTAGAATCAAGAATATTTTTATTTAAATCATAAATAAAGGATTCAATATAACTTGCAGAAGTAAAAAAAGTATTAATTTCAGCAGATGTCAGTAAAGCAGTCTGTTGGGTTTCATATGTTTGAGTTGAAAAAACTTGTGAATCTATAGGTATGATTTTTGCTGCCATTATTGTGGGTTAGCTAATGTTGTTCCTGTTTGTAATTCTACTATTTGTCTTTGAGCATTAAGTAAATCTATCCTTAATTGAGCAATTTCAGCTTGTAAAGCATCTATTTCTTCTTGATTTGCTTCAAAATTAATATATTCACTACTTGTTTTAATTAAATATTCATGGGAATTAGTTTCACCTAATTCAGGAATATCATAAAATAAATCATTATACATAGCAAAAAAATCTTCTGTTGATGTTTGAAGAGTAATTTGTTCTGGGATTGTTTGAACACCTAACTGGGTAAAAGAAGAATCTATTATTTTTGAATATTGATCTTTATTATAGACTGGTTTTTGGAAATTTATAGGTTCACTCATCCGTTAATAACTTTAAAATAATAATTATCATCATATATTATAGTAGAACCTTGAATATTTGTTTTAATTAAAATTTTATAATATCTTTCAGGCTCTAAACCACTCATATACACATCAAAATAATTACCTGTTGAATCAGAACTAATTTGAGTATAATTGTCATCGAAGTTAATAACATATTCATTAGTATCCAAGTCTTTTATTGCATAATATGAAGCAGTTGGTAAATAATTTAAATTAGTGTATAAAGAAGATGTTTGATATGCTCTTGTAGGGTATAAAGGACTTACATTAATATAAAATCTATTTATACTTTCAGGAAAAAATATACCTGGGTTTTCAGCTAGGGACATTTTAATATTTGAAGTAGTAACAAGACTTCCTGTAGCTGATCCAGTTAATACTGTTGAATAATCTCTCCACCTAAATTCTAGAGTTGGAGGATAAATTGTATTTGTATCAACACTATAAAATTTAAATATAGGCTGAACATATTCACTCTGATTAAATTCTAATGAGCCTGTAAGTTTAACTAAAAAACCATAATTTGGTAATGAGGAACTATACCAAGCATTTACAATGTTAGTAGTATTAATTTCAATATCTTTTACATTACGTAAACTAAAGGATTCAGTTATTAAATAATTAGAAGAAGTATACCAATTACCTCCTCCTTGACTAGTATATGTTGAATTATATGAACCGGTATAAGCCCCCCCTAAATTGGATCCACCCATAGACCAAGCTCCAGATCCAGAATATAATGAATATGTCCAAGATACTCCATCTTCAACAATAGGATTATCTAAAGTATAACCATTTCCATTGTTCCATTCTTGAGCAGTAGCACGAACTTCTAAAAGTGTATTTTGATTAATACCTTGTGCTTCAGCAATAAAATTTTTAAGATAAATGCTAGAACTATTTCCTGCTATTTTATTATTAATAACATCTTGAATTTCATTTGTATCAAATTGAATAAGATATCTAGCTATATCAGGTGTTCCACTAATGTCTAAGCGATTAGATACTTCTAAAATAGCATCTAACCCTGTATTCATTGTGGGGTAAAGTGAATATAGAGTGGCGTCTTGAGTAGGAAAGAGTTTATATACGGCCATTTATATATTTTATTATAAATATAGCGTTATAGAGGAACTACTTTACCTTTTATATCAGTGTTAGGATATCTTACTTCAAAAATACTAGGATCTTGTGATGGGTAAATTACTTGGTTTTGTGTAGCACCTGCTATATCATAAGCATATTGTGAATATCCTGAGGTGGTTCCTGTTTTATTTAGTATGAATACATTTTTAACTGTTTGGACTCCTTTAATTTTATCAAGTAAAATATATATGTCTCTTAAAAATATTGGTTGATTAATTTGCCATTTATTTAACATAAAATAATTTTGTAAAGCAGCAATACAAGCTAATAATACTTCATTATTGTTATATTCAGGTAATACTATAATTTCAAAATCAACACCAATATTAACAATAAAAGCATCTCTAATTTCAATATTATCACCAATCATTCTATATTGGGATAAATAAGTTCGTAAATTATTTTTTAAAGTATCAGTAGCATAATCTAATTGACCTTGAGAATTTAAAGATAAAACATATAAATTAAGAGTTTCAATAGTTGAAACTTGATTATCGGTTAATTTAGGTTGTTCAATTAAAGCTTTAGAAATAGCACCATAATCAGAAGGCATATTTAAAGCACGAATTAAATAGTCATCTGCTGTTACTGAACGTTGTTGAGAGGCAACTAAAGCTAAAGTGTTTTGACGGATTTCTTCAATAGTATCTCCACCTTTACCTCCACTAGCAGCTTCACTATTATTAGAAGCTAAAGAAGAAAATATATAGTTCGCTATTGTTGGATCAATATTAAAATTATTAAACTTAACATTTGATGTATTTATTCTAGTAAGTTGATTAGCATTTATATTAGAAGTAGCTCCACCACCTGTTAGATATCTTACTGAAAGAGTAGTGTTAGAGGGAGTAATTCCATAAGTTCCGGTAAATAGAAAATTTGTTGGGGAATAAGCTGTTGTTAATTTATTTTGAGTAAAAGGTAATCCTATACCTACATTATCAGCATTTGGAGTAATTTGTTCTGTAGTTGTTAATGGATCTCCAGCACCAAATTGAATTTGGATTGTAGTATTATTAATAATACGGGTTGCAAATCTTCTAGCTACTTTTTGAAGATGAAGTAAATAAGGAGTATTATCAGTTAAATTAGGATTATTTATATTAGTATTTTTAATTTTTTCTAATATCATTTCTTGTCCTAAATGATCTACTTCATACCATATATTTCCATCTGAATCGGTAATATCAAGAATTTTAAGAAAATTATTTGTAGATAATTGAATAGTATTAAAAGCAATAGGATCTGTAAAATCAAAAGTTTCAAGATTAATAGTAGCAGAAACAGCTTTTCGACTTTTTCTTAATAAAAAATATTGAGGATTACTTCCTGCAATTTGATAAATAGTTACTTCAGTAGGGTCTTGAGAACTTGATACTGAAAAATCTATTTTATCTTGGAGAATAAAATTAGCATTTGTATTAGAATTAACTATAGTGTTTTCTTCTAGAGTTAAAGCATAATCATAATCAGGAACATATTCACCACTAACTAATTTAGAAGGAACTTGTTGATAAACATCTATAATAACTTGAGCAGCTGTTGAAAGTTTTGGTTTATATCCAAACATATATGCTAATTCATAAACATTGTTTGTTTGTTGGGCATATTGAACAAATGTTTCTTGAAATTGATTATCTAAGTAAAAACTTAAAACATCACCTACATATGCAGATTGCTCCATAAACATCATACCAGGAGATGCAGGAGAAAAATCATTATATGTTTGGGGAAAATAAGTTTTAGCAAATTCAATTAATCTTTGTCTAAAACTAGAAAAATCCCTATTTATGTATTTTATATCTCTATTTACGTTTGCCATTTTATAGTTCGATTGTAATAGTATCTGAGGAGGTAGTGTTTAAAATTGAATATTTAAGAGAAATTTTAATTTGATTAGAATCCATATTTCCTGATACTGTAAGATCATCTACAATAATATTAGGGAAATAAATAGATATTTTATCATTTATATCTTCTCTAAGAAAGTCTAAATTATCTGTGGTAATTTGTTCAAAAATAAATCGTTTTATTCCTCCACCAAATAAAGGATTCATATATCTTTCTCCTTGATTAGTAAGAAAAAAATTGATTAAATTATTTTTCGTTGCATCTGCTGTTGTATAATTAGAAATAAAAACAGCAGGTCCACTAAAAGGAAGATTTACCCCAATAGCAACACTTGAATCAAAATCAATAGGTGATATTTGTTGGGGATTAAAAGGCATTATTTGCTATTTAATAAATTCATAATTTGGTCCATTCCTAATTCACCAGCACCTAAATTACCATTTATAGGATCACTTACTTGTGGTCTAAAGGGAACTTGAGCATCTTTAGAAGTAAAACTCATCATAGTTTCATTCATAATATCAGCATATGCTTTTTTAGTATCCATCATAGGCTGGGTAAATGTAGGTTTTGGTGTATCTATTGTTTGAATAGATTCCTTAACAATTGTTTTTGGAGTACGAACCGCCTCCAAAAGAATGTCTTTTAGTTCCTCTTGGATTGCCTCTCGTACAGCTTCTTTAATTAATTTTTTTAATCCGTCAGTTTTCATATGTTTATAAATATTAAATTAGTCAGCTTTTAAATTATTTTGCTGGATATAGAATACTAGTTCATCAATTAATATTTGGTCAATTGAACTAAATGAATATTCTCCTTTAAGCATTACTACACCTTGTTTATTTCTAGCAATAGCTCTTCTACGTTTTAAAGTATTTGGTGAATTTTCTGTTTCAACACCCATTTCAAATCCATTTACATTTGTAACTACAGGAGATAATTGAACCGATTGTTGAGTAGTTAATGCTGTTAATTCAGCAGAAATTTGTTCTTGATCAGTATTTGGGTAACAATATTGAGTTAATATATCTAAAAGTTTTAAAAGAGCAAGAACTTCTGTTAAAACCCCTCTTAATAAAGTTAAAATTGCTAAAGTAGCAGTATTAACATAAAGTAATTTTTCTACTAAATTATCTAAAAATTTAAGAACATCTTGTACACCTGTAATAATGTTTAAAGGAATACCAACTCCTCCAATAGCTACTGGGGTGGGTAATTGACGAATAATTTTAATAGTGGGAGAAGTAATGGCTAAAATTTGTTCTGATTGGGCTAAAATTTCTGTTGTTTTATTAATTACAGTAAGTGTATTATTTATTTTTTTAACTAGTTTATTTTTAGTAGCTATTAATTTATCCATTTCAGGTTGTGGAGGACATACTATTAAAGCTTTTATTTCTTCAAGAGCCGCTTGAGGATCTATTTCATATTTTTCAATTAATTCTTTTGCTTTACTAATTCCATAGGCTGCAACAAGAGTTAAAATAAGAGGAATTACTGTGGCTTTTAATGTATCTATACTTAGATTTAATTTCTTTTGAATTCTAAAATCAACAGTAACATCTTTAGTAGCATAATCTTCTACAGTAGAAGGAGGAAATTTTAAAAGATCTAAAATTTCTTTTTTTAGATTAGATTCTAAGGGATTTAAAGCAATTATTCCTAAATTTGGTTTAATATCTCCTGTTGATTTATATGGGATAGTATTAAAAGAACTAAATTTTGGTTTAACAAAATTTAAAGGAAATTTAGCAGGATCTAACCCAGTACCTACTATGTCAGGATGTTTTATAGAAAATTCTCCTTTTTTATTAGTTGTATCTCTTTTTAATAATTTATTTGTAACCACAACCCCAGGGATAGGTTCATTAGTAATTTGATTAACAACAATTCCTGTAATTTCTTGAAGTTTAATTTTTTTAGGTAATTCAGGAAAAGACCCAGTACTAGGGGTTTGAGGTAAATTAATCCCAACTAAAGATAATACTTGTTGTAAATCAATTTCTATTTCTATAGAACCAGTATTTTGAGGATCTACTGCCATTATTGTACTTTAGTGGTTTGAGACTTAAGACTGTTATTATTTAATTGAGCTAAAATACCATTTGAAGGATCATTTATTTGATTTAAAATATTACCTGCTATAGCATTATATGAAGTAGCTAATACTCCACCAGGGTAATCTCTTTGAACTTGTAAGATAGAAGCTAAGCTTTTAATAGCTTCAGTTAATTGGATAAGTATTTCAACAGTATTATCTCCTAATAAAACTGGTTGAGTTGCATTTTTAGATCCTAATTTAATATCATTTGAACTTATATAATGAGATACAGCATCTATATTAACACTCCCATTTGAAGAAATACCTACTGATTTTTCTCCACTAATTAAAACACTATCAGATTTGGCATTTATGGCTATCCTATTTGAATTAAGTATAATTTGAGGATTAGCAAATTGTGATGGAGTAGTAGGGGGTATAATATAAGAAATAAAATTCTCATTTGCTAAACTAAATGGAATCTTTTGATATGAAGTTAAATATATTGAGGATAAATCATTTTGAATATTCTCTATTATAGGTTCAGCTCCAAAATTACTTGAATTTGGGTCTTGACCATTTCTTAAAATAGTAATAGGATCTCCATTGGTGCCAGTAGAAGACCAATTATTAGAATAATTAGTAAGAATTTTTGCGGTACTTCCAAAACGAATACTATTTCCCCACCTTCCTTCATAAATAATATCCCCAGCATAAGGTAAAAGAGGATGAATATTACTTTTTTCTTCAAATGTTGCTCTATCTGGGTTAGTAGAAGAATTAAGTTCTAAGGTTTGTGGGGTGTTGTTTTGGATATTATAAGCACCATTTTGGACTTGGGAATAGTTTACTTGTTGTGAAGTTGGGAGGGGATTAATAAGAGGGTTAGGATTTGGATTTGCATTAGGTGAAACAGCACCATAAAGAGAAATAGGACCATCATATACAAATTGCCCCCCAGTTGAATTAGGAGCTATAACATATGCAACTTTTACATATTCATTTATTAAAGGAAATGATTTTCTGTAAGGATCAGATGGTCTAATATCTTTATAAATTCTTCCAGTAAGAATCCCTTTACTATTAATTTTTTCTCCTGAAAGGGAACCTATTTTAGTAAATCCTTCTGAGGGGTCTAAATTAATAGAAGTAACTCTAACGATAAATTCTTCATTAGTGGGTGAAGAAGAATTGCCTGAACCTGCCTTATTAGTTAAGGCTTGGTTGGTCATAGCACGAAATCCAAATTTATGTGACATTAATCCTTAGGATTGAATTTTTTAACTTCAGATAATAGTTGTGCTTTTTCATCTTCAGTCATCCCAAATCCTTCATCTTCTGATTTACCTGTGGCTAAAGCACGTTGAATGATAGTAGCCATTTTAATTAACTGTTCATCATTTTTAATACCTAGTTCCATATATTCCTTGATTAAAGGAACAATCAAAGTAGCATCACCAATGTCATTGATAAGAGGTTTTAACTCACCTATCAAAGCGGTAATCTGCTGTTCTTTTTTCTTTTGGTTATCGTAAATTTCCTTGAGAATATCCGAGAATTTTTTCTTACCAAATACGTTTGATTCTAAATTGCTCATATGTATTGTTTTTTATAAATATAAACAACTACTAGAGTTGGAAACTCATATATCCTTCTTCCAAATAAAATAGGTAGTTTTTCTTAAATACATCATATAACACACCCGCTATTTTAGTAATTTTAGGAGTTTTAGCATCTGGGATCATTTCGTGTATATAAATGTAAAGAGCTTTTTTATTGAATACATCGATGCTATCTCGTTTTCTAAATAGCTCTAAAACCGCATCCGCAATTTTCGCGTCATATTCTTTAGGGAAGATTTCGTATAAGTTAAAGCTAACGAATTCAACATATTCGTCCATAAAATGAGATAATCTATCATCTGAATTATTTGGTTCCATTGTATATGTGTGGGTTGAATCATCTTTGGATAATTCATCTACAGATACTTTACTAACCTTACTTTTATAATTTTTTTCATTATATAGAATACACCATCGTTTTACAATAGTACCAAAGTAAGAATATGCTTTAGCACCATTGAGTGGGTTGAATAAATGTATTTTAGATAAAAGAAATACTATAATCTCGTGTTGTAAATGTTCTAAATTTTCTACTTCAGTATGATAAAATTTGAACGTATGGATTATATTTTGTGTTAATTTAAAAAAAGCGTAGTGAATACGCTCTTCATAGATTTTGCTTCGCAGTTCCGGATCAGCAGTATTGTTATACAATACAATAGCATCTTCAGTATCTTGAGTGAAGTAATTTTTACTACCCGGTTTTTTCGGCATTTTAACTGAACTTTCTAAGATTAAACTCATTTAGGATTTCTTGAATTTTTAAAATGGATTGAAATATAACCCCAACCTCATCGTCTTTTTCAAACACACCTCCACGGTCTAATTCTTTAAGTTTTTTGTCTGAAATTTCAATTGTGCGAGACAAACGATCTAAATAAACTAAATACCCGGCTAAAACATCTTCTTGTTTTTCTACCTTTTTCATCAAGTTAAAAGTCGTGAACCCTAGGATCACGACTAATACTGATAAAACGCTAATTACAATTGTTGCTATCATAAGTTATCTAACATATTTTTTAAACTATCACTCTTAAAACCTCCAAGTGCTTTTGTTTTGGTTGATGTCTTTTTAGACATGTTGGGTTTATTCCCCAATGTAAAATTCCCTTTTCCGTTATCCACGGACTTCTTGTCCTCTTTTAATTTAGGTAACCATTCACGTTCAAATTCAATACGTGCTGCCATCAAATCGGCCTGGTGTAAGATAAAAGGTAATGAAGTTCTTGGTTTTTGTTCTGGCATATAGGACATAAAATATTTCTCATTTGCCTTATCATACAAACCATCATGTGTCTGGATAGCCAACATTTCATTAAATGTATAAAAGATGCCATGTGATTGAAGCATAAATAACCCTCTATCTGGGACTGATGCAAATGGAACTTTAGTGTTGAACATATAATCCTCTCCTAATTTTTCACGTCTCCAATTATCAGTCTGGGGAATGTATGATTCTTGTTCTTCATCACCCATTTTACCTAAATCATGATTCAGGGCTGAGAATACTAATTCTTCAGTTGTAAATGTATTCATATCACATCCTTCAGATTCCCATAATGTAGCTTGCTTAAGAGCACATCGAATAACGCGTAAAACGTGTTCTACATATCCTCCGGGGAAAGCATTATGGTATTCTTTTTTATGCGCAGCAGGCATTAACATTAAACGATCTGCATATTGCTCATAAAATTCTAATAATTTATCTTTACGGGGTTCGGAAATATATTCCTTAATGTAAGATAATAATTCATCCCAATTTGATTGGATTTGTTCGGCGGTAAGATTCATAACTTTTATTTATTTAATTAATTTTCACGTTCAACAATTGCTTGAGTGTCCTCACGTAATTCAAGTGCCTCTTGTAAAATTTGACGAGCAGCATCTACATTTCTTTCGTTTAGAGCACTTCTCAAACGTTTCATTTTGCTTTCTAGAGACTCCAAGCGTCTCAATACTAATTCTTTATTTTTCATTTTATTTTATTTACTTATTTTTTTATAACCCTTTATTTATTTCAATAACCAATATTAAAATATAAATTGAAGATAATAATCTTCCTTTAGGCAGGCACGTTCTTTTGTACAAAATCTTGAATTTTCTTCAAGTGAGCACATTTTTCATATTCTTCTGTACCTTCAAAGTATGAAATACTCAACTGGATAGATACTAAAAATTCTTCATTTGCATATTGTTTTAAAGCATCTTTCCAAGGTTTTTTTCTAAGTTGAACTTGTTCAATCCAAAACCAAGCTCTAGTAAACATCATATATTCCCCTGCTTGATCTATTCCTTTTAAATCCAGGGAAGGATCTGCTTTAGCAAAAAACTTAGTCACTTGCTTAGAGAATAAATGACCATTCATGATTAATTTATGGAACATCCCTAACTTGAAATGAGGAGATTCTTTATAGTCTTCTAATTCAGATTCAAGCTTAATACGCTCAGAATCATTTTCATCCGGGAATCCAAATAATGCAAATACGTTTTTAATTGACATATAAAATCATTGATTTCGCGTATAAATATCAATCTAGTTTAGCTCCTAAAGATTCTATAATTTGAACAGCTTCATCTATATCAACATAAAAAAACTCTCTTTGTTTATTAACACGCTGCTGTCTAAAATGTTTATGGACTGCTTTTTCAATTCGTTCCCCATTAAAACAACTATAGGAATATACAACATTAAATGGAGTAGGAACACCTGTTGATTTACTTAAGGCATATGCACGATCAATTGGATCTCCTTTAGTATAACCTATCTTGATTATATCAGGCATAGATTCACTTTCTAAAATATAAACTGATTGATCACCATTTGATCCATTTACACTTTGTCTAAAACGAGATGTATAATATCTAACTTCATCCCATCCATCAGGTCCTATAAAAATAGAATATTGTGAGGGAGGAGGAGAAAGAGGAGTTCGTTCATATGGAACATAATTTAAAGCCTCCTCATTTGATATGCGTTTCATTAGAATCGAGCTTTAGCACCTGAACCCTTGTACCAAGGTAAACCTTCACGTCCTTTAAGAGCCTCTTTCCATTCGGTTTGGGTCATTTTAATCCCATTGATGTAGTATTCACGTTTACGATTGTCACCTTGAGGGAGTAAAGCGGGACCTTCCCAATTGTGTAATTTACCATCAAACATATACATTACAGTTCCGTCTGCGGTTGTGATTTTTCTACTTGGTTGATAACTCTTATTTTCCATCTTTATTATTTTTTAATCATATTTAGTAAAAACAATTGCAAATTAACAGCACGTCCTTTTTTGATACTTTGAATTAAACCCAAAGGCAAAATTGCTAAAATAATAACATCAATTAAATTAAAAGAAACTACTCCAAAAATAATCAAACTTAACTCAACAACAAATCCTGAAATGAACAAAATTGCAAGAGCAATTAGTATATTTAATTGTGAATCAAGTTTTTTAATTTCTGAGGTAACTTTATTTTCTTTTACTTGATCAACTTCTAATAAAATTTTTTCTGTTTCTAACATAACCTTTATTTTTATTTATTTATACCGTTAGTATACGAATAAAGGATTAATAAGCCAAGGATTTTTTTAATTTCCTCCATCAACAATTGTCCAATTATAAGGAGCACCTGTTAAAATATTTCTTCCTGCTAAACCACCAACATCAGTATATTTAGCAGTTCCAAAACTAATATTGTTATTAGGTTTAACTGTTAATTGACTCCATCCACTATAAATTGCATCTAAGTTAGTTGTAGAGAATGTTGATGGTGTTTTACTAGCCATAAAATTAGTAAAATTAGCTACATTTCTAACATCCCAGGATCCAATATTTTGATTAAATGCTGTAGCTCCATTAAACATTTCTAACATATTCATTGAACTTGATACATTCCAATTTCCAATATCTTGGTTAAATGAAGATGCACTAGTAAACATATTTCTCATCTCAGTTACCTTACTTACATCCCAATTATTTAGAGGTTGATTAAATGAAGAAGCTGAGGAGAACATTGCATCTGTATTAAGAGCATTACTCATATCCCATCCATTTAATGGTTGGTTAAATGAAGATGCTTCACTAAACATTTGTCTAAATTCTTGAACCCCTGATACATTCCAACCATTTAATGGACCGTTAAAATTAGATGCTCTTTGGAACATAGTATTTAAAGAGGTACTACTAATAATAGGAGGAGAAGTAGCACTTGAAACTAAATTATTACATCCTCTAAAAGCTCCAAAAGTATCAAATTCCCAAACAATCCAATCATAAACTTCCATTAACTTATTTCTATCACCTGAACCACCGAACTGCCATCCTTTAAGTAATCCAGATGTTATGGTAACATCATATGTTCCTGGAGATGGATAGGTGTGGGTTGTTTCTGGTTGATTGTATAAAGTAATAGTATTTGATGATCCATCACCCCAATCAACTGTAAAATTAAGAGGTGTTGTTGAAACTAATGGTAATTTAAATACATTATTTGCTGTTGATCCAACGGAAGTTTGAGTAGTATCTATCCTAAAAGAAGCTGTTGATGGTGGAGTTGGAGGAGAAGGAGCAGAACCAGTACCTAAAATAATACCTCCTGTTCCTCTAAACATTAATGTTTCTTTAACTACATTATTTGCCGGAGTAAAATCAAATGAATTAGTACTAGTAGGTAAAACAAATCCTGCTTTATAATCATCAGCAACATGATAAGCAATATTTGAAAAATTTGTAAATGAACCCGAAAGATTTTTTGGAGTTACTCCATTATAATCTCTTACTGTCTCCAAAACAAAATAAGAAGAACCAGTATTATTGGTAATATCAAAAGTATATGTTGTACCTGCAACTAAATTAATAGAACAAGTAGTACCAGGTCCGTATAATTTATCAAATGAATAGTTAAATGTAGACATCTATTATTTTCTTATAAATATATTAGCTCCGCTAATTATTCCACAAGCAACAATTACAAAATAACCAAATAAAAGATAAAACGGTATTTTAAATATTTTTAGTATCATGATTATAAATATGGTAAGCCTGCCTACTGCTCAATTACCCCTACCCACCTCCAAAGATACGTATATACTATAATTTAGATTAAAACAACTGCTTGTTTTTAAGTTGCTCGTATTTTTCAACTTGAGGTTTAACAATCGTGTCTAATATATGTTGGGCTTTACGGTTGAATTCTTCTTGGTTGATAGAAAAAGCTGGTTGATTAAGTTTTAAAACATAGAATCCACCACTGGAAATATCATAACCAAATTGGAGATTATGTTCTTGGAGAAAATCCATAACCATATCACGTTCAGCTTCAGTTAGTGTTTCACAGTCGTATTTTTGAATGTCGGTTAAAAAGTCAATTGCGTCTCTTTTACCCGCACGGTAACCTCGTTCAAAGGATTCATTACTTTTTTCCTTTAGATCATCATCATGGATGAGTTGGTAGGGAAATATCCTAGGAAAATTTGTCATTTTATTCCGTTTTTCCATAGCCATAATTTAAATTTTAGCCACCTTCTTAGTTTTTTATACCACGGGTCTTTTTTTAGGTCATTGACTTTGTCTCTTAGTATTCCCATGTTATTCTTCTTTGTGTGGGTAATCACTGAATTTTAATCCGTATTGCAAACTAAACCATTGCATTTGTCTTTCGGCTGATTTGGCTCGTTCACGTAAATTGGTTTGAAGGTATTTTTTACCCCACGCTTGCCATTCTTCATTTTGAGCCATGGTCATAGTATATTGTTGAAACCAATTATCTTGGCGCGTTTTAATGTCGTCAAACCTGACATCATGGCCTGCTATGATAAACATCTGGTTGATTAGATCTTCAACGGCTTTTTCTTTCTTTTGTTCTCGTGTTAATCGCATGGTATTCTATTTTTACATGTTTGGAATATACGGATATATTTTGTCGATGCCAAGGATTTTTGTAAGAGGAGAGATTTAATTTTTATGGGGAGGTATCCCTTTTTTTGATTTGGAAATATATAATTATATAATGGGTCGATGGTGTAAAGTTTTAGAAAGGACTTCTTTTACTCTAAGTCCACGGAAATCGCCATGGCGCCATATATTGACCCCAACGCGCGTGGTACCCTATACGTAATACTATATGCATACCATATATATACCGCCGTACGCCATAGAGACCCCTTACCACTTATATACCTTAACCTTAGATCCCACTAAGACCCCGTCTACAAAATAATAGAACTCCAATCGCCCATCTGCTCCCATAACTGTGATGGCTGCATCATCTAAATTACCATCAATATTTTCAATGCGTGTCTCATTTGCTTGTATAAAGTCGTGTGTGCTCATGGCCCCCAAAAGCCCGGGATATGAGACCGGGCTGATTGGGTATTGTATAATTAAAAAGATACTTATTCAAAATCCATGTATGCTAATTCGTCATGGAGGTCCTGGAGCCATTGTCTATCATCCATCTCCTCCTTGTATGTCTTGGGCTTAACCAATGTGAAATCTTCAATGGTACCCTCAAACATGACATCATACTCATACCAGACCTTTCTCGCCTCCTCAAAGGTGTCTAATACATTAAATGGTTCTACATCCAGGGTATAGGTCTTGATTACATTAAACTTGGTTACTAGACCCAACTTGCGCTCTAAAACCTCTCTTACAATCACATTTATTCTCATGTCTTATCTCTTTTATACCCCAATATACGAACTGGGTCTGGTGGTCTGGCTTCCGACCCCGAAACCCGGTCTAGCCGGGTCACAGGGTCGTATAATTAAAAAGATAGTGGTCAGGGTAGGATTCGAACCTACTGGTCTACCATACTGACCTAATTTAAATGTATAATTGAATCCCTAAACTCCAATATATGGGGAGCAAATATGATTTCAATCGGGTTAATTAACTGGATCACCTTATCTTTCTTCATAATAACACCTCCATTAAAATGAATTTAACCATACTAACTATAATCGCTAAACCTAATATTACTAATAACTCCATAACCTTTATTTTACAATTTATCGTTCCATAATAAACCACACAACACACCTACACCACCTAAAAATACTACTATTACAAAAATACCTGTCATGTCTTATCTTATTTATACCTCAATATACGAATTAACTTTAACACCTGGTATTCCAAGGTAGCTTAAGCAGCTACCTCATCAGTTACTACTTTTTTACTAGGTCGTCCTCGTTTTACTAAACCTAACTCTCTTTTCATATTAAGTTCATTCAAACGTTTTTGTCTTTCACTATTTGGGTTTACAGGACGTCCTTGTTTAACCCCATTTAACTTATTTTCCAATTGTTTTTTCAATCGTATTTGTCTTTCACTATTTTCAACTACCGGACGTCCTCGTTTTAACAAACCTAACTCTTTTTTCATTTCAAGTTCTTTTAATCTAATTTGTCTTACACTGTTTTCATTTACAGGACGTCCTAATTTAACTACTTTTTCAACT